AGAGCATTACCCTCAAATTATGTTACAGCTCGGCTTTCCGATTGAGTTTGATTTGGTCAACCACCTAGCCAAAGCAGAGTTTTACTCAAAGGTCTTTTGGCCTGTCGTGGAAGGTGACGTCCAAACTTATGTTTTGGGCCCTAAACCTGGACGCCAGTTGCCTAAAATAGGTTTCTCATTAGCTCTACCCACTAGGATGAACCCCCCAGCCGTTTACACATGCCTGTTTCATGATGGTAATCATGTCCCATTTTTAGCTGAATACTTAACTTACACCAAGAAATTTGTCTCTGGTCAAGTGAAGAAAGGCAAGGACTATGATTACATGATCCATTGTGCCAAACAACACCAACAATGCGCTTTGACGGCCACATTTATACATGAACGTTATGGACTGGAATTGTCGGACGTTTCTGAATTTGTTGACCAACTCAAAACTATTTCGTCTGTGCCATGTGTTTTGCAATCGCGTGTAGTTGAGCGTCTTTATGAAATTGACGCCCCAACCGACGGTTTGTTCTTTGGTTCGATCAGCCAGAATTGATCAGTCGCACTTTGTGGCCATCTAAAATTTGTTACATTTGTTATAAGTCAATATTAGAGCCACAATGGTTAAGAAAAATGTTAATAAGAAAAATAAAGCTAGTCGTCGTATACAACGAAAATCGCGTAAGAATTCTACAGCGGGGTTCAATGTCAAAGGTCCAAGTAACAGCGGTATCACAACCGCTGTACGTAAAGTTGGTACCATACCCCGAGCTGTTAGAAATACATCTCGTATGTCCATGGTGCAGAAGGTATGTAGTATTACGGACCCTTTTTGCCCAGGTGCCAAAGGTATGAAGTATCCTGACGGTCAAGGTGGAAACACCTTGGCTATGCAATTACGCGGCCATTATTCCCCGTTAACTGATGCTACTGGGAACGTGTTCATATCCATTCATGCCGCCCTTTGGAATAACCTTATTGTTACAAACACTTTGAGTTCTGGTAACTATATTGGTTCAGCCACAGGTGCCCCGTATGCAAGCACCACACAATCGTACTCTTCTACATTTGTTGTGGGTAATCAACCTGTTTTTCTTGGTAATTACCGTGTAGTGAGTGCAGGTGTTATATTGCGTAATTTATTATCTGCTAATACGGCTCAAGGTTACTGTATAGTCCAAAAGAGGTCCACACCTTTATTGGGCGCAGCTTTTACTTACCCTTCTGGAGATATGAACGGCACTGAGGTTGAAACCTTTTCTTTGGCTGCTGGAGCTGAGATGTGTATGGTTTTTAAACCTCAGGGAACTGAATCTAGGGTTTTCCAAGCGCCAGTCCCTAGTAATCAGGCTGCCCTCACTTCTGTCCTACCTAACACTGGATGGGATTACATCACTATTGACGCCCAAGGTTGTCCTGTCAGTTCCTCGCCAATTGATGTTGAGTACGTTTACAACATTGAGTTCACCATTGTGAACACGCAGGATGCGTTGGCGCAGTTGATACCTAAGGAAGCGCCTTCCAATCCAAAGATGATCGCTGCATCTACCCATGTTGTTAGTACTGCTGGTTCTTTGTTTAAGGACACAGCTTCCAATATCGGTTCAAAGATGGAGAAGTACGCTGCTAATGCCTTAGATGACCTTGTCTCTGAGGGATTCGCTTTACTTGGCCTTTAACCTTCTAATTAACATTCTGATGACCAATAGGGGAGCGGAAGCCTATTCAAAACTGCTAGTTGCCTGTCTAAACAGGAATATACTTGCCTTGTGAAAGATCATGGTGGAGATAAAAATACTATGTTTATTGTTGTGTCTTTAGCCGGGGGGGGATTGAAAATATTCTCGGCTGACCGTTGAC